CACTACCGAACAGAAGAATATGTAGCAAGAAGAAAAGATGGGCTTCCTGCGGTTGATTCGAGTTGGTATAGCGGAACAGGAAATCCACCACATTGGGCTTTGTTTGGAGGAAACTCTACTTATGCGAGCCCAAGAGGTCTTTTGGAAATTATGGAAGATATATCTGATGCTCTTGGTAAAAAGGGCGAAGGGGTTAAAATTAGAGATTTGGAAATTGTTAATTTGAAAGGCAAAAATCAAGTTGATAAAATGTCGGGAATTCGAGCAATTGAAAGATACTTTGACCAATTAGTTAAGAAGGAGCAATTTTGGAAAGGCGGAAGACTACTTATAGATAAGGTAAGGCAGGATTTTACTGCTCAAGAATTTAAAGTGGCTCCAAGAGAACAAAGCAAAGTTAGGGAATTGGCTGGTTTAGGCACAGGTAAAGATGCTATTGCAGGAACTATTGTTAATTTTAAAGTGACTTCAACTGCTTTGCCAATTATTGATTTGGTGAATTCGGCACTTATTCGTGCAGGAACAAATAAAGCACCCGATGGATATAGAGCGTGGCAAAATCAAAGAAGAACAGGTTTCGATTATCGTAAGACGGCTAAAGAAATCTATGGAGAAGATACTGGTAGATTTAAGCCCGACCAAAAAATTATTTCAAAGAGATGGGCAGAAATTTTGAGGGGTTAAAATGTCTGTTACCCGTAAAAGATGCGGTCTTTGCCAAAGCGAAGAAAGGGCTGAATTAGAAACGGCTTTGGAAACTCGCCAAATGACTTGTGATGAAATGGATTTGGCTAATGGTTGGAGAAGTGGAACTTCGGCTCAACATCAGCGAAATCATATGGGCGATTTTGAAATGAGTTCAAATCCTAAGTGTAATTTATGCACAGACCCAATGAGAAAACACTATGAGAAGGCAATTCATGAAGGGAATATTCAAACTGATGCGGTGGCAGAAGCATTAGATACTTCAAAGGCTCAAATTCAAAGACATATGAAACATCACTTAACGCCAATAGTTCAAGAATCGGCTGCTATGATGATTGCTCAAAAAGAAATTAGTGAAGTTGATTTACTTTCCAACAATGTGCAAAAATTAGATACAAGATTAGAGCAAGTGTTTAATGAGTTAGGAAATGACTTAGACCCTAAGATGATTGATGCACTTACTAAGTTAGCAAGAGAAATTAGAGAGTCGCTAAAGTATCTTATGGAGTTCAAAGGTAAATTGGTTCATAAGAGGCAAGATACAATTATAGTCGCCCAAATGCAAATTGTTCAAGAAGTGCTTGCACAGAACAATCCCGAAATTTGGCTCGATATTAAACAAAAAATGCAGGAGAGATTACAATGACATGGTTTTCTATAATTAAAAAACCAAGAGTTGTAGGAGAAAGATACGGAATGAAGGTGGATAATGATTATCCTTTGGGAATGATATTGAGTTATTATGATAATGACCTTTACTTAAAGGATGAAATATGGGAACAAATATCTGACTATCCTTCCGATATGACAATCATTGAAAGAGAACTTGATAAAGGAAATAACATAGTTGATGCTCTTAAAAAGGTAATAGAAAAAACAAAACACTTTATTGATAAAAAAGATGATGAAATGTGGAGTAAGGAATCTATTGAAGAAAAATTAGGAAGAGAATTAACTCCAAAAGATTATGAAAGGAACATTACATTTGAAGATAATGCGGTAACAAATTCCGCTATATCACAGTTAATATTAAACAATCCAAAAGCAATAAAACTTATGGAAGAAAATTCAAGATTACAAAGAGAACTATCAAAAATAATGCAGGAGAGATTACAATGAGTTGGGAAGATATACTAAAAAGCGAAAGAAATAGATTTGAAAATGTTATCAAAGATTTAGAAAAAGAGATATATAAAAAATACAAAGGAGATAGGGTAATGCGTCTTTTAAGTAGGGGAGTTCATTTTGACGAGGCTGTTGGAATATTTGTGAGAATCAATAAAAGACTAGATAAAATCGCAGAAAACCCAACAGAAGAAGATTTGATAGATTTTATGACACAATATTTAGATTTTAATTACCTATCGGCAAAAAGATTCATAGATTCTAGACTAGGATTTTAAGGAGAGATTACAATGAGTTGGGAAGAAGAAATTAAGAAAAGTAAAACTCCTATTGGAGATAAAATGAAAAAGGAAGTTAAAGAAATTTTAGAGGAACTACTATCTGAGGGAAAAGAAAAAATAACAGTTTCAAGAAGCCTTCTTAATATGATTTGGAATTTAATGTAATGCAGGAGAGATTACAATGACTGATATTAACAAGAGATACCCGATGAGAGAACATCGTGCTACTATAAGAAGAAAAAGACGAGAAGCACAAAAGAGACATAAAGCCAATCTTCCTAATATTATTGAAGAATATAAAACAATAATAGAAATGATAAAGGTAATGAAAAAAGACCCCGAATACAAAGATAAACAAGAAAACCTAAATAGAGTTTTAGATACATTTTCAGAAGGTCTTAAAAGATTAAAGGAGGAATTACAATGAGTTGGGAAAATACAATAAAAAAAGAAAGCAAGTTCTATACTAAAAGAAAACTTAGAAAGTTATTAGAAATTTTAGAAAGTGACATGGAAGATTTTTCTAAAATAAATCAATCAATAGGTTTTGTAGAAAGCATGTTAAAACAAATAGACGATTAGGGGATTACAATGACTTGGAAAAACATTCTTAGAAAGAGCATTGAAACGGCTACCCGTTCTGCTGAACTATGGGCTATGAATGATTATGACTTATATCAAGATGTCAAAGCCAAAATTACAACCTTAGTGAAAAGTGGTCACGATAAAGAAGAAATCATTACTATTTTATCTTCTTGGCTACCAAATATGATGGCTCACATGGATGGGTTTATGGAAGAACTGGCAAGAGAAGATGCACAAGGAATTCCCGATGCAATTAGTGATGTAGATTGGGAAGAAGTGTCAAGAAATTACGAAGAAGATATTGATACTATTATTGAAGACTACGCTTGAGGAATAAAAATGTGGTTTGAAGTAATTAAAACGAGGCAACCTGCCGATGTCTTTGCTTTGGCTTTTATAATTCAAGATAATAAAAAAACAGATAAGTTAGTTGGAGAACTTGAAACGGCTAAAGTGAATGAAAATTTTAAAGGAATTTTATCTACAATTAAAGCAGGACAATTAACATTAGATTCTATAATTGCCAAATTTCCAGTTCCCGACTTTCCAAGAGAACAAGCAGAAAAAAATCTCGAAAGAATTATGCAAACTGCCAAATTTGAAACGATTTCTAACTTAGAGCCTATCCTAAGAGAAGCAATTGCTCTAAATTCTAAAATTAGAAATCCAAATGAGGAGACTACTACTGCCGATGAGGAAAAATTAGCGTCTTTAGTTGAGAAAATTGTTGAAACTTCAAAAAAATCAAGGCAAAAATTGTCTGATGACAAAGTGGTAAGAGAACTTTTGGCCTATTTTAATAAAAATGTAAGACCAAAAAAGAATTTTGTGCTTACTTTTGAAAAAATTCCCGAAGATAGAGCAGACTTTGAGAAAAAATTACAAGAAGTGGCTGAAATTATCGTAAAAGAAGAGAAAGTTGGAGAAGAAACAGTGACAACTTACTTAGGAAAGGTCGAAAATGGCGAAATTTTGACTAATTTTTCTACTGCGAATGAACTTTTAGCATTTTTGAATTCAAACCCCGATAAAAAGGAAATGTTTGCAGAAACATTAGCCCCTTTTAGTCCAAAATTACCACAACTTACTCGTTCTTTTGGAGCAAAAAGGAAGAAAACTTCAAGAAAAAAACAAAGCGAAGAAAAATTACAAGATTTGGTAGTAAGAGAGGTTAAATTTACCCCTGCTACAATAGATAGTTATGAAGATGTTCAAAAATATCTTAAAGCCTTGACAAATGTTCCATATAGCCTAAAAGCATTCGTTCCCGATGTTCTTTCTACTACAACAGGAGATAATTTAACTGAGGAAACCAATGATATGCCCGAACAACTCATACTTTCAAGAGAGTCGGGTAGAAGCAAGTCAATAATTCTAAATCCTTATGCTGACTTATTGATGAAAAATGATTATACTAATCCAAAAACTTGGTTTAGAGACTTTTTTGAAGACATACGAGTTTCACAAATTGTTAAAGAAGGAGCAGCAGAACTTATTGTATTAGATGACATTTATGATATGATTCAATTGAATAAAACAAGTAGGTTTGGGTTCAATCCCGATATGTTTAGTTCTATTTCTTTGTCCGAAAATAGAAAGGCTTCAAGACAGAAACTAAAAGACATTATTCTTGCAGATTCTACACTCAATGCTGAATTTAATAGAGGGGTAAAACCCATGTTAGAGAATGTGCTTACTGAATTAAGAACGGACTTTACAGTGAATGAAGCAGAACAACTATTAGAACTTTGGAATCCCGAAGTGTCTGATTTTGAAGAAGAATATGGGGAAATTTCTTTTATCTATAAAGATGCTAAAGGCCAAGTTGTTGAAAGCGAGGGAGATGCTAAGTTTGTGGAAATTCAAATTAATGGCGAAAGTAAAAACTCCGACCAAATAAAAGAGATTTTAGAAGACGAAGGAGAAGAAATAGAAATGATGCCATTTAGAGAATTAGTAGAAGGTAATAACTTTATTTCGTATGTTCTTTCTTTAGAAGACTTGGGTTCTATTTTAACAGAAGCAAATACTTCTGCAAAATACATAGATAAACTTGAGCCAAAAAATAGTCTTGTGTTTTTAGCAACAATAAGCGAAAGTATGACAGGTCAAAATGAGGATTTGGTGATTAATGCTCTCGAAGAGGTTTCTTTAGAGGAATCTGATTCAGAAAAGGAAGTCCTACTAAAAGAATTAAATGATAAAATGCCTCAATTTCTAAAAGACTTGAAAGAGCAATTAATTAATGCATTTCAGATAAAACTGAACGACTTTTCAGAAAATTACATTAATTATGTTGGCAACAGTAAAGATAAAGCAATAAGGGCTATTGAGGCGTTTAAGAGGGAAGGGCTTTTAGAGGAGTGATTGGAATGAATTATGAAGAAGAAATAATGCAATTTATTGATAACTATGAATACGGCACTTCCCAATATAAAAATAAGAAGAAGGAACTTCTTCGTAGAATTAAAGAAGGGGTTGCTCAAGAAAAATTAGACGAAAAGGAATCTAATGAGAAACTCAAAGAGTTAAGGAGGTTTTTGAGAAGCCAAGAGCAAAGCAAGCAAATGGCTTCAGGGCAAACTATTTCCATAGGAAGTCGAAAACTAGAAGGAAGTTTAGACCCTATTTTGAGAATGAACATTACTAACGAAAGTGGGGTTAAGCATTCTCCAAGCACTTTTACAGATAGGAAATTAGAAGCAGATGAAATAGTTATAGGCAATATTGTAGAAGAAATCATGACAAAGGATTATGCTAAAAAACTAAAAGAATTCGCTGAGGCACTTGGCGGTGAAAAAGAAAAGAATCTTTTAGAGAACTTTAAGTCTATTAAAAGAGAGATGGAAAGGAAAAGAAAAAAAGAGTCTCTTCCCGAAGTAAAGACAAAAAACATTACAATAGATGTTCGTAAATATTTAGGTGCTACTGATTTATCCAAAGCCACTACAAGAGAAGGAATCTATACTTTTTGGGAAGAAGTGGCTAAAAAATATAATGCGTTTGATGATGCTTTACAAGAATTCTTTAGAAATATTATGGATGAACAAGGGCTTAAGACTTTATTTGAGATAGTTCAAGAAAAAGGAGAGCGAGCCTTCTATGACGAAGCAAGAAGAATTTATGAAAAATATGGAAATGAAAATTTAGAATATCTTGCTGATTTTACAAAGGCACAAGCAAAAATAACTGCTGACCCTAAAGAAAGGCTCATTGAAGCATTTGATAGAATAGTTACTGCTGAACAATTGGCAGAAAAGAAAAAAGAAATTATTCAAGGAGATGTAGAAGAAGACACCTTTGAAAGCACACAAAGGGCGTGGGAAGAAGTATATATGAATGAAGAATTAAATGCCTCTAAAGGCGGTATTTTAGGTGATTTTGAAATTGACCTTGTTGATGAGGAAGATGAAGATGATGTAAGGGATTTAATGGAAATGCCTACTGACCCACTTCTTGCATATGAATTAATGAAAAATAAAAAATTAATTGCTTTAGATGATGAGAGCGAACTTATTCTAAAAGAAACTCTTGCAGAACTAAAGAAAGAAAACTTGTATTTAGATTTTCAAACTAACTTATCTGAATTATTAGATGAAGTAAAAGATACAGTTGATATAGATAAAGAAAAATATGTTCTTCCTATTTCTGTTCTTTCTAATGATATGTTTGCTAAGTATATTAAAACAACAAAAGTTCCTTCTGCTATCAATAAAAAAGAAATCACTGTTGAAGTGTTAGAAACTATTGATGAATTGTTTGAGGAAATTCATGCCTTACTAAGCACTGAAAAGTTTGGCTTTGCTATGGGAGTTAGAGCAACAGGTAGAGCAGGTTTAGGTAGTTTAGTAGAAAGAAGAGAAGCGAGGGGAACGGCAATACAAAGATTGGCAGAAGAACCTCTTAGAACTGTTCCAAGTAATCCCGAACAAAGAGGAAAATTAAAAGAAGAAATAAAACCTATATTGGAATCTCTACAAAAATTATTGAATGCCTTTGCAGATTACTACCTCAATCCTCTTTATACAGGCCGCCTACCAATAGAAATTCCATTGTATAGTAGTGGTAGAGGAGCAAAAGCCCTTGCTATCTTTTTGAAAGATGTTGGGGGGGAAAGCCTCATGGCAGAATCCTATGAAAAATTATCTACTATTGGTAGAGCAACTATTAGTAAAAAGAGCATGAAAGATTTGGCTGATTTCTTAATCAAATTAGAATCACCAAAGATAGCAGTAGATGATGGTTTAATCAAGATGGCTAAACAGGCATCTAAGGGATTGACAGATATGTTGGGCAATCCTGAAAAGAATCATAATTATTTTTCATCTGTTCTTATGCATTTTATGGAACAAACAGAAAATTTAGATTCAGCAGATGAAGACTTTTATGGGGTAACTATTCAAGATAGGGCAGATATGTTTGAAAGAGATTATGAGAATAGAGTTCCTTATCCCATATTTGCTCTACCACAATTTGTTGATGAGAACCAATCTCTTATGACAAAAGATAAGGCAAGAAAGGAACAGTATGAGAGGCTAAAGAGCGTTCTTGAAGTAGTTGAAGAAGACCTATATGTGACTCTTACTAAACTACTAAAGGCACATGATGAAATAAGAAAGGCATTGGGTAAGCCAGTATATTATGGATTTATGCCATTAACTTATGACTCGTATGAGAGGATGGTAGAGTTGCTTTACCAAGAGCAAAATGTTGATTTGAGCCATTTAGAAGTTAATAACATTGTAAAATCTGATGATGCTCACAAAAATATCTCAAGAGAATACGGAATTACAGAAGAACAGGTGTATTTAATTAAAGCAAACTTTAGGTGTTAAAGATGGTTGAAAGATTTACTGCTAATGATATTTCTTTTAAAGAAATGTCCGAAGAAGAAGCGGTGAAAACTTTTCAAGAAGATGGCTATTTTGATTACCAAAAGAGAAGAATGCGATACAAAAAAACCTCTCCCGATTCTATTTGGGCTACTGCTCCTGCAAAGATGTTTGTTGCTTTTTATGAAGATATTCCCGTAGGAGTAGTTGGATTTGCCGAGTATAGAGGGGCTTTACTTGGGGCAGGAGTTCATACTCGAAAGGAGTATAGAGGAAAAGGGCTTTTAGATATTCTAATTGATAAGGCAATACAAGAAAAGGGGTCAAGAACTCTTTATATCAATATTGCAAATCGAAATATAGTAGATAAGTATAGAGGAAAGGGATTCAAAGATATGAATAAAGATGAACTGCCTCAACAAGTTCAAGAAGAAATAGCAGGAATACAATATGTTGACCAAGTGCAAAAGTGGATTCGCCATACTTCTGAATGGAGAAGCATTTTAAAAATTAGTGGAAGAACTGATGATGGTAGGGAAATAGATGCAGAACCCGAAACAATTAGAGACTATTTAACTTACAGAAGTTGGGCTTGGCAATCCGATAAAGCAAGAAAAGAAGAGGGCTTATCGGGAGAAGGATTTAATGATAAAGAACATTTAGAACTAATTACTACGCCAAGAGGAAGGGCGTTAGGCTATTCTCCGAAAGGAAGGGAATTGAAAAACTGGCTACTAACATGGAATAAAGAATTCGGAAAAAGATTAGGAGTAATATATCCAACAGGTGATGAGTGATGGAAGATATATTAAAGAGAATTCCTTATGATAAAGAGGCGGCTAAAAATGCCTTTACTATGCTTAATTTAGAAGATACTTTTACTTTAGATTTTGATATTTACAAAGAATTTGTAGATAATTTTATTTCTAAATTAGAAGATAGTTCTCAAAAAACTTCTGTTAAAAGAACTTTTAATAATAGTGGAAGTAAAATGAATAGGAAAATAAAATCTTATTTTAAAGAGGCTGCAAAAAGCATGGGATATTTAGAAACAAAGCCCGAAGTATTTGATAGAAGTCTAAATCAATTCAGGAAATCTTGGGAAGAAGTTTTGAAAAAGAAATCAACAGTTAATCAAGCAGGTAATTACACCAAACCTAAACTTCGCAGAAGGCTATTCAATGAAATAAAAAGAGGAACAAAAGGCGGTAGAGCAGGTCAATGGTCTGCAAGAAAAGCCCAATTGCTTGCTCAAAGATATAAGAAAGCAGGTGGGGGCTATCGTGACTAATTGGCGTAATGTTCTCAAAGCCAAAACAAAAAGGCAACAGGACTTAACTACTTGGACTAATGAAGAATGGGGAAGTCAAGAACAACACCGAGCAAAAGCAAAAGGCAAAACTCCTAAATCTAAAACTAAGGGAAGATATATGCCAAAAGCCACATATCAAAAAACTCCTAAAGCAACCTTAGATTATCAAGACCAAAAGAAAAGAAAGGGAACTAAAGCAGGTAAGCAACACATACCAACAGGAAAGAAGTTTAGTCAAAAGTGATTTTTATGAGTTGGAAAGATATACTAAAAGAGGAAACAGATTGGGCTAATCCTTCTAATTGGACTGTTCCTTACATGAAAGTGGACTATGATAAACTTCCTTATGGTAGTATTAAGAACAATATGATTAAGGATGGTAAAATTAGTTGGAAGTATTTTACAGACAATTATCCAAGTGATAAACTAAAAAGGTTTGAAGAAAGAACTACCAATTCGATAAAAAGAATACAAAATGATGATAACTTCAAACCTACTCCAAAATGGATAAAGTATCATGAAGGTCTTCTTGCTCAATATATGAACGAAAAAATTGAACAAGATAGGAAAGGCTCAAAAAGATACAGTCCTAAGAGTAATAGAGAAAGAGAAAGAGGAATGAATATAGGTGATTTTTTAGGTAAGGAGTGATAATATGAATTGGCAAGATATTTTGAAAGTGGGATATATCCCAAGTGATGAGAAAAAAAGAAAAAAAGTTTTATCAGAAAATTTAGAGAAAAAGATTCTTGATGAAATAGAAAAAGAGGGTGGAGCATTAGGAATGAAAAACCTAAAGCAATTTGGTAGTGAGTCTGAAATTAAAGAAACTCTTTCTCGCTTAGAAAAAGAGGGCAAATTGTTTATGCACAAAGATGGAGATATTTACACTCATAATCCTATTAAGAAATTTTTTGGTAGAAAACCACAAGAGCAAACCTTTGAAGAAAACGGAATTAAATTTTCAGACCAAAAAGCCTTAGATGAGTATAAAAAACTAAAATCACAATACCCTCAACTAACTCAAAGACTTCAACAATTACAATCTCAATATCAAACAAACATTCCTATTGGAACAGTTCAATCTGAATTTGAAAGAGGGCTAAAAGAACAAAGGCAACAACAGGCTCAACAACAGACTCAACCCCCAGTTCAACCAAGAGGTAGTAAATACGGAGCAAGTGGCGAAGGGTATTCTTGGAGAGGTTGATATTGTGAGTTGGAAAGATATTGTTTCTAAAAAAGATAAAAAAGATATGAGAGTAGGTCGTGTATATCCTTCCGATAGGGCAGGTAAGAAAATTATGATGCTAACTCATGAAGGAAAAAAAATTCATGCAGGTGCTAAAGGCTACGGTAATTGGAAAGGTAAAGGAAAGAATCGTGGTGGTGGAACTCACACCAATAGAAAGCGTAGGGCTAATTTCAAATCAAGACATAACTGCGACCAATGTAAAGGAAGAATAACAACTCCAAGATGTTTAGCGTGTAAGAAATTGTGGTGATTATGGAATTAGACACACTAAACCTTGAACATCAAATGGATATGGAGTTATCAAAAAACTCATTCCCGTATTTTTTTCAACAAGTATTAGGTTTGGATTTTGCTGCCCATCAACAAGAATGGCACGAATTAATGAATACTACTCAAAGAACAGTAATTATCTGTTCAAGAGGTCACGGTAAATCTGTATTTATGCACAGTTGGGTAGTTTGGAATTTAATCTTCCAAGAGCCACCGTATCAGATGCTATACATTTCATCGAACCAAAAGCAGACTATGGTTCACATGAGAGATATAGATAAGATGTTCACTCATCCTCTTCTTAAGAAATTTAAACCCGCAAGAGGATGGGCTATTGGTAATATTACCTTAACAAATGGAAATCAAATCTTAGAGCGTTCAGTTGGTTCACAGATTCGTGGACTTCACCCTCAAGAAATTATTATTGATGACCCTTTGAAAGAGTTTAGCGTTAGCGGTATTCAGAAAGTCACCGATTGGTTTTATGGTGACATGATTCCTACGCTTCACCATACTGCTTCTTTACGAGTTATTGGAACTCCATTCAGTTATACAGATATTTACCAACAACTCGCTGAAAACGAAGCCTATACAGTTAGAACCTACCCTTGTCTTAACGCTTTAAATGAGCCATTATGGGAAGCAAGATGGAACTACGAAACTCTTATGGAAAGAAAGGCTGAAATTGGTTCTTTAAAATTCACAAGAGAATATATGTGTGTGCCTATTTCAACGGGAACTTCTCTCTTTAATCCCGAACATTTAGATAGTGCTAAGAATAAAAACTTGGTATTGAAACCTCAAAAAAGAGAGGGAATGAAATACTTCGTAGGAGTTGACCCTGCTATTTCTACTGATGGAGACTACAATGTAATTACAGTTATTGAAATGGATGAACATGAGAATAAATCTATTGTCTATATTGACCGAGCAAAGAATGTAGAGTTTAGAGAAAACATACAGAAGGTAAAACTCATTGGTCAAATGTTTAGACCCGAAGTTATCCTTTTTGAAACAAATACATTTGCCAAATCATTTACTCAAGAACTACGCCAAGTGGCTGATTTAAATGTTCATGACTTTAATACGACTCGCAGAAAAAAGCAAGAAATAATACTTAATTTGCAGATGACTTTGGAAAACAATAAAATGCATTTTCCTTATGGGAACGAAGAGAGCCGTAGAGTCACTTCGGCTTTAATTGAGGAATTGTCTATGTTTGCTATTACCGAAAGAGGTAAATTTGAAGGAGTTGGGGCTCATGATGATATGGTTATGAGTTTGGCTTTAGCAAACGCAGCAACTTACCAAGCGTCAGATAACTTCATACTGCTTGATGATATGGGTATCTTTGATGATGCTCCAAAGAGAGTAAATACTAACTTTGGATTGGGATTAAATTTTTGAGGGATATACATGGCTACTGCTGAACAATATAGACAAGCCTCTACTCAAATGGATAGGTTGGCTGAACTCAAAGACGAAGAAGAAGAGGCTATGGAAGAAGTTCAACAAGAATTAGATATTGAACTCAAAGGACTTTTTTCTTATGGAGAAGTTCTTTCTGAACTTGATGAAATTGCTAAAGTTTCTAACACTTACAAAATAAATGGTAGTCAAGCAAGGGATATGTTGAATTCATATCCAAAGGAATACTTGGTTCAAGACCAAACAGTTCCAGAAATAATCAAAACTATGAGGAATAATAGAAGGAATTTGAAAGGAGAGTATCGAGATAAAATGTCTAAGGCTATTGATACTCTCATTGATGCATACTCCGACCATCTAAACAAGTGCATTGATTCTATTCATTGGCTAACTCCTTACAAACAAACCTTGTTGAAAATGAGATTTAATGAAAAAGACTTAAGCAAACTTTACAAAATGAAAGACATTGAAACAAGAAGAGAAGTCGTAGATGCATTATGTAAGTATTGGGAAGCAGAACTTGAGCAACAGGATATGGTATATAGTCAAGAATATGCTCAACTCTCCAAAACAATGAGTTCAGCAAAGAAACAATTTAGAGATGCGATTGCCAAAGTTAGTGACCAATCAATTACTAAGTCTAAAAAAGAAAGGCAGGAAGAATTTATTGTCAAAATGGTTTGTGAAAATCAAGGTATTGGGGCAAGACAAATACATGAAAGAATGCCAACAAATATGTATAAGATTTCAAGCCCTCAAATGATTTCTAAAATGATAAAGAAGTTAGATATTGTTTCAGTAGATGGAGCCTACTATAAAATGCCAAGTGAAATGAAAAAGAATATTTGGGCTTATACGGCTGCATTTATTGATTCAGATGGATATATTACATTAGACCGTAATATGAATCCAAGAGTCGGATTAGTGGCAACAGGAGAAAGGGGCAAGGCATTCATGAATGAAATGCATAAATCAATTGGTTTTGGTCGCTTGCATCTAAATCAAAAATCTCCTCAAGATACTCGACCAGTAAATCGCTTAAACTTCTATTCTCAAGATGATGTTATGAACCTACTAACAAAGTGTCTTCCTCATTTTAGAATGAAGAAAGGAAATGCTGAACTTTTGATTGAATTAATTCGTATGAAAAAATCTCACAAGAAGGCTGATTGGTATAAACAAAGGTGTGATGAAATTTTTAAGTTAATGAAATGGGAAAATCATAAAGACCATGTTGGTTTTGATTTTACTAAAGAAGGTATATATTTAGACGATATTCAAAAATATAAAGATAATTGCAAAATATCTCTAATGGATGAAATAGAGCAAATTGGTGGAACTATTCTAAAGGAGGAGTAGAGATGGATATAGAAATCTATGAAGTTGGTGCAAGAGATGGCATACAAAATAGTAGTTTTCCAATAACCACTAAACAAAAAATCCAAATGATAGAAATGCTATATGAAGCAGGGTTAAAGAATATGGAAATCACTTCATTCGTTAATCCAAAGTATGTTCCTAAAATGGCTGATGCTAAAGAAGTATTTGAAGCAACAAAGGAGTTAGATTCTTTTGGAGTATTAATACCCAATCAAAAAGGAATGGATAGGGCAAGAGAAGTAGGAGCAGAAAAAATAAATGTTTTCTTTTCTCCTTCTAATAATTTTAATTACAGAAACTTAGGAACTGATTTAAAAACTGCTTATGGTAATATTGAAAATATGTTAATAGATACTGATAGAGAAAAGGTAAGGGCATATATTTCGTGTGCTTTTGGTTGCCCATTTGAAGGAATGCCTAAAGAACATCAACTAATAGATGCTTTGGAAAAAGCAAGTGCTATTGCTGAAACTGTTGTTTTGTGTGATACTATTGGTGCATCTTATCCAACTAAAATGCTGACAACATTAGAACTAACAAAAAAAATTGATTCTAAGATAGCCCTCCATCTTCATGAAAATAGAGTTGAGGGTAATGATATTTTTGCCAATGTAAAATCTGCTTTAGATTGGGGGATAACTTCTTTTGATAGTAGTATTAATGGGCTTGGCGGTTGCCCTTTCATACCAAATAGCGGGAGTAATTTATCTACTAATCAATTAATTCATTGGGCTGAAAACAATAACTATGAGACAGGAATAGAGTTGAATGACTTGAGAGAAGTCACTTCATATATGCATATGTTAGAGAAGGGCTTGCCCGAAGGATTCATAACAGACGCATCTCCTGTTGCTATTTAAGGGAGGTATGACTATGGCTGATGAGTCGAGAAGATTTAGTCTAACTAATTTATTTAGGCGTTCTACTCCTAAACCTGCGGATAGAGAAATCTATAACATAGGTATTCAAGAAAGGCAACAAAATAGCCTAATGACCGCACCTTTATTATATCACATTGTTCAAAATTCAGTTATTACTCGAACTTGCATTACTCAACTAAAACAAGAAATATTTAGAAGAGGATATGTTTGGGAAAAAGCATACGAAGCAGTATGTCTTTCTTGTAAAAAACAACACAAAAGACCCGTCACGGAATGCTCAAGGTGTGGTAGTGAAAATCTAAAGACTCCCGATGTAAAGCAATTAGAATATGCTGAAAGGTTCATAGAAGGATATGTCAATAAAGCAGAACAATTGTTCATTGATGTTCTTAGAGAACTTGAAGATGATTTGAATATCATGGATGATGCTTATATTGTTCTTGTAAAAGAATATTTTATTGACGGAAATCAAAAAATACGAATGCACCGTATTAAAGAAATTTATCGTGGCGACCCAGTGACTATGGCAATTTATTCTGATGAGTTAGGTCAAAGAGGAACAAAAGGATTTACTTGTGTTAATCATAGAGGAATGCTTTCTACTGAACCACATGAAAGATGTGAAGAGTGTGGCAGTTCTCTTTATCCTGTTCATTATGTAAATAGAGTAGGAGGACAAGACCAATACTTCATCAAGGGAGAAGTTCTTCACTTTAGTAAATATAGTCCATCAAGATTGTATGGTATGTCTCCAATAATTACTCTCTATAATCATATTACTACTCTTATTGCTATGGAGAATTATGTTAATTCTTCTTATCAAAAGAGTCGTATGCCAAGAGGACTACTCGCAGTTCAAACAAGAAATATGGATTCTATGCGTTCTTTTTGGAGGTCTGTTAAAGAGAAAATGGAAACAGACCCCCACTTTATTCCTGTAATGGGCATTGAAGCAGAAGGCGGTAAAGGTTCTGTTGAATGGATTAAGTTCATGGATAGCCTAAAAGAAATGGATTATGTTTCTGTTAAAGATGATTTGAGAGATAGAATTTCAGCATTCTATGGAGTAAGTAAAGTGTTCATGGCTGATAATACTACAAGCGGTGGATTAAATAATGAAGGTATGCAAATTCTCGTAACAAATCGAGCAGTTCAAATGGCTCAAAATGTGTATAATAATTATGTATTCCCATTTTTAATCAAACAGTTTGGCATTACTGATTGGGATTTAAAACTTCCACCAAGCGAAGAAGAAGATGAAATTGCAGTATTGAGAAAGAGAGAGATTGAAGTTAATATTGCAGCATCTACTAAGAATTTGGGCTTTGAAGTTGAGATGGATGAAGATGGTAATTTCACATTTAAGAAGCCCGAACCAAAAGAACCAAAAGAAGGAGAAACTCCTTCTGATGAGAGCAAAGTTGAATTAGACCCTTATGCTGGCACTAACATAGATGCCAGTCAATTAGGACAAATGCAAGAACAAGCATTTAGCAAACCACAAGAGAATCCCCCTGCAACAAGAAACAAACCAAGAATGAGCGTTGGCCCAGATAAAAGATTAACAGGATTACCGACAGATGCAGGAAACCAAAATGTAGATACAAGAAACGAAAGGAGAATTGGTTGATATGACAGAAGATATGAAACAAAAAGAAATACGACTAAGAAAAGAATTGGCACAAGTAAAGGCACTAAACGCTAATGCTAATAGCCAAATTAAAAAGCCAAGAAATTTGGATATAGCAGGGATGCCAACAGATACTACTCATAAGGCGACACCTTCTTCTGCTGATATTCCCGATGTTATTTCTCTACCACCGAAGCGAAGAGGAAAGAAAGAAAACATTCCGTTTTGAGAGGTATTAATATGTCTAAAGATAGTTTTAGTTCGTTGCTAAAAATGGTATCTTTAGATGACAATACTAAAAGTTTAATCGGTTCATCTAAAGAAGAAATAGCAAAATCTTTGAGAAGCAACATTAATGAAAACAATTCCGCACTTTATAATGTTCTTATTGCAAAAGCAGAAGAATCAACCGAAGAGGAAGAAGAAGCATTTAGAACGGCTTTAGGTCAAGATAAAGATGAAGATGTTAGCGAAGTAGAAATTCGAGATGATGAAGAAGGGGAAGCACCCGCTACTAAAACTGCTTATAGAGGATTTATAAATTTGCATAGAAGAATGATGCTTCTTGAGAATACTTTGCCGTTGTTAGAAAAACTATCCGAAGAATTAGAATTGGTTGGCAAAACAACAGACACCGCACTTCCTTCGGGATATAGATTTGAAAATGATGAAGAGTATGATAAAATACGAAGCATAAACGCTTCTAATTTTATTATATCTGTTTTAGTATCGCTATCTAAGAATAAACAATATTTAGAAAATATGAGTGATTATATTAAAAATGGAATATTAGTTCCTATTGAACCCCCATTAAAAGAAAGCAGAACTACTGGGGAAATGGTTGCTGGAAAGAAAAAGGAATCCGTAGATGTTAAAGGAATCCAAGAGCGTTTGATTTCTATAATAGATAAGGAAATTGATGGAATGTCTTTTACAGAAGCAGTTTCTAATCTACATATTAATAGATTTAAGAGAAATCCTTTGGTTAAAAGAGGAAAGGAAGGAAAGACCCGATATTCTGAAGACATTGGTTTTGCAACAGAATTTATAAGAGGAACTACTATTGGTTCAAGACAAAGAGATATACAAAATAAACTTAAGCGATTAAGAAAAATTCTTCAAAACTTTAGAGAATTAGAAGAATATGAAGAAAGTTTATTAGAAAAAATTTCAGAAATAAAAGATTTAGGAAAAAATATTGATGTAGAAGAAGCCATGACAAAAAAGATTCAAGACATGAATAGGTTAATTTCAAGTGGAGAACGAGTGGCAGAAACCTTTAGCAAATACAAAGAAACATTAGCCGATGTTAGAAAAAATCCTGAAAAATACATAAAAGAAATTAGAGAAGAATATGAACTTCAATTATCTGATGCTCAAATAGACCTTAGAGCAGTTGTAGATGAAATGAAAAAGATTAGTCCTTTTATTGAAGAAATAGTTGAGTTAATAGACTATACTAAAAAATATATGAAATTAGATATTATAGAAGATAGAGAATTGGAAAAAAGTAAAAATAGATTAAAAGATGCTAAAGAACTTTTAGAAGAGGTAAAAGCAAATCCAGATAAATTTGGAGAGAATAGAGAACAACAACTAATCGAAAATGTCGAAGGTCTTGAAGAAGAAATAGAAGAATATGAACAAAATAAAGAAAAGTATTCTAAACTAAGACAATTAATCAACAAGAATTCTAAAATTATATTTGATTTAAATGATAAGTTTGATTCGGTGGAAAAGATTGTGAATAAAGTAGAAGAATCATCTGATAAAGATGCTGAAAAATTAGCAGAAAGAATTAGTGAATATGTGATTTTTAGAGGAATGACAGGAAACTTTACTAAAGATTTAGTAAAAGTAGTTTCTTTAAAAGAAGAAGAATCCGAAACTCTTCTATCAGAAACAACAGATATAGTAGAAGATTTAAAAAGAATAAGCGATATTAATACAAAAATAGGTGAACTACTATGACATGGGATTATTATGAAAAAGGCGAAGAATTTGTTCTTAAAGAAAGAAAACAAGTTCCTAAAGAACTACTTGACACTTTAGATGCTAAAGGAAGAAAGAAACTCAAGAAGATACTACAATCAGCAGAACCGACAGAATTCTTTGGGCAAGACTTTACTAAGTTAGGGGATTTAATTTCCATGCTAAAAGAATTAGATTTGATGAAGGCTGATAAAAAACTAAACAAGAAAGTGAAATCAATGGATGAGAGAAACATTGATATTGTGGCTACGGCTACGAAACTCCGTAAGGAGTATGAATTGCTCTTTAGGCAACTAAGAGATTTAGTCTATCCAACAGGTAAGGAGGAGAAAAAATGACAGAAGAAACTGAATTTAAAGAAGAGTTGCTGACTATTATTAAAGCACTAACAAGCAAGATAGAAGAGTTGGAGAAAACAGTTTATTCTCAAGACAACCTTTTGATGAAGTCGGGATATGTTGTTGCTGAAACTCCTACCCCAGTAATTGACAATGTAATTGGTTCAAGCGTGGCTGATGTTTCAAGTATGGATTGGTCTGATATTCACAAAATGGTAGAAAATGCAGGAGGACAATAATATGCCCGAAAGAGTCACACAAGAAGAAAGAGTAATTAGTCTCGCTATTGAAAAAGCCCGTTCAGCAAAAGAACTACTTCATCAATCGCTTAATGATAATAACCGACTACCCGATGAAAAGGATGACCGTATGGAAGAAGTTAAAATTAAGCGACCAAAGGCTGAAAATGATAAAACCAAAATCGAAAACAATGATGGAACTCATTCGGGCTATGGCAAAGGTGGGGAAACAACAGAATTCAAAGCCTAAATAAAAGGGGGTTTTGAATGAAGTTAAGTTCCATCGAGAAGGATAAACAACCTTCCGAAGAAATACTTCGTTTATTTGAAAAGGTTAGAGTAGCATATCTTTCTGCAAAGAATGACCCTACTGAATATGGGGGTCGTTGGAGAAACGCAGTAGAGTTAATCAAAGAGTCTTTAGAAGAAATTGACGCTACTTCAAAGGAACTTAAAGATTTCATAGATGAAGATTTATTGGATGCAAAGGAGAGTGGCGACCCGTCTTCCGACCAAGCAAAGAAAATTTTTGAAGGAATCAAATCTTTAAGATATTCTTCTGATTTAGTTCAAGACCCATTCGCTAAAAGATTTAAGGGTAATGTTTTGGAAGCCCTTTTGGGAAATCCCGAAATTATGGTTAAGTTTGTGCATTATGCATTGAGGAGTGATGATAACACTTTGCCCAAAGAAGTCTATGCAATAAAAGACATGCAAATGGATGATATTACAGTAGGTCTTAAGGGCCTTGACATAGAATCTGACGATATTGCCCTCTATATTATTGAGCATTATGGGGATGGAAAAGACTCGAAAGCGGTAGAAAAGAAAGTTAAATCCGCTTTAGATATGTTAGAACTTTTAATGCTCTCAAGATACGAAGAAAGTGATTTAGATGAACTTGTTGAAATAGAAGGTTTTGAAACAGAAAAAGAAGAAAAGGCTTCTATTAAAAAAGATGAAACAGAAAAATCAGAAGAAGAAAAATCATTAACAGATTTTATTGTTCCAAATAAACCAATGTATAGAATATTTGAAATTGAAGATATTAATGAATTAAAAGGATTTAGTGGAGATTGGTATATTCAAGAAAAATACGATGGTATGAGAATACAATTGCAAAAAATAGATAAATCAATTAAAGTGTTTTCTTATAATAAAAAAGACATCACGGAAAAATGTAAAGAAATAGTTAGCGAACTAAGTAAAAAACAATTTGGAGATTGTATTCTTGATGCAGAACTAATTCTATTTGATGGTGAAGATGCTTTACATAGAGCAGACACCATTTCCCATGTATTTCAAAATAAATACAAAGATGCAAAATTAAAATGTCATGTCTTTGACATTATGCGACATAATGAACAGAATCTATTAGATGAAGAACTAAGTGATAGAATGACTATTATGTTTAACAACTATTCAATGCATTCTTCTGATATTCTTAACTTTCCTTCAAAGAAAGATACTCGTCAAGCAGATAATCTAAAAGATATTGAAGAGTATGCAAAAGAGATTATGGAGATGCCTACTTCCGAAGGAGTTGTCATTAAAGATGCTACTTCTACCTATTATGTAGGAACAAGAAAGAACCCTAAGTGGATTAAGTGGAAGAAGTTTGTAGATTTAGATGTTATTGTTTTAGATAAATCAAAAACTAAAAGCAATTTATATTCCTATACTTTAGGAATTGGGCCTGTCGAAGATGAAGGTAAATTTATTCAAGAATTTCAAGGAAAGAAATACATGAATGTTGGTAAGGCTCTTAATACTAAAATTAGTGCTAATATTGGAGATATAATTAGAGTAAAGGTAGATGAAGTAAAAAATGCAGGAGAAAGATATACTCTTTATTCTGCACAAGTAATTGAGATACCCGAAGTTGAAGCACCCGATAAATTGGTGACTTTAGAAATGCTTTCTCAAGATACTAAAAAATCCTTGAACTATTCTATTGAAGGTTTAAAGAAAGGAATAACTATTACAGACCATATTCATGGAGAAGCCACTCTTATTGTTAAAGCAGACTTAGATGGGTTCACTATCTATGGCTTTGAAGAAAATAATTTAATGTCTAAAAACGCATTGATGGACTTAGATATGTGGAAACAACAAGTAGAAGAGATAATGAAAACTAAGCAAGGTAAATTAACAGTTGCTATTTTTAATTACCTAAAGCAAAATGGAGCAAAGACTCCCAAAGAAGTCCATAATTACTTAGTTAGAAATCAACCTTCATTATATGAGGACATTTTAGAAAGCGAATATTCTAAATTAAAAGATTGGGCGGAACAAAGGGATGGAATTAGTTTTGAAAATGATAAACTATTTGCAGAAGCAGATAAAATCTATCAAGAAGATGACATTAAGAAAGCCTACAAAACTCCCGAAGAATACCAAAAAGGACAATTTAGAATATACATGAGAAAGGATAACAACCTTAACATTGTGATGAAATTAGGTGATGAAAGTATCAATTGGCTTATTGATATAGAAAACGAAGAAGAACTCTTTGATATGTTTGGCAAAGCAGGTAAATACCCTGCCGAAGTTGCTAAAACAATTGACAAAGAAAAGACAATTGATAGTGGTTCTGTTAAATTAGGCATTCAAAGACATGGGTATCATGAATATTTCTTAGAAGGCAATAAGTTCCAAACAAAACTTCATGTTCGAGTTATTCCAGTAAAAGGCAATAAGATGTGGTTAGCATGGACTGGTTTTAAGCAGAAACCCGCAGACCAAGAAGGTGATGAGGGCATTTGGAACATTTATGAAGATAAATTTAGTTCAATGCAAATACCAAGAAATTAGGTGTTCTTTATATAGTAGAGGGTAATTAGGAGGGTTGAAGAAAATGACAGTTCTTCTCAAAAGGGAAATACAAGACTTTCAAATATTGAAAAGCGATGAATTAATGATAGGGGGATATGCAAGTATAGAAATCGTAGATAAACAAAACGATTTGATTACCCTAAAAGCATTAAATGAAGCAGTAAAAAAATATATGGAGAATCCAAAATTTAGAAATGTAATGACAAATCATTCAAATGTTCAAGTCGGAGAAGTAGTAGAATCATATCGAGATAAAAGTGGGAGGTTATGGAAAACAGAAGTAGATGATGTTGGCTTCTTTGTTGTAATTAAACTCCGTGACGATATAGAAAAAGCAAAAGAAATAAATCGAGGAATAAGAAAAGGTTCGCTTAGGAGTTTTAGTATTGGAGGACAAGCAATTCAGAAAGTGAAAAAGAATCACCCAGAATTAGGACAATACAATGAAATTAGCAAATTAGAACTACATGAGGTAACAATCTGCGAAAAAGGAATAAACCCCGAAGCGAAATTTGACATTTTAAAACAAGAAAAAAAGGTGAAAAATATGACAAAACTAGAAAAAGCATTGGAGGAATTGGATTCATTAATGAATGAAGTCAATGCTCTAAGAAAAGAAGAAGAAGAAGAGATGATGGATATGCCAGCAGAAGAGGAAGAGAAAGGTATGGGCGAATACATGGATGATGAAGCCAAAGCCGTAGTATCAACTCTTGATGGTGCAGGTGTAGAAATCGGAGAACCCGCAGACCGTGTTGTAGTAGATAACGGAAAGCCAAGAGCAACAGATATGCCAGTTGTTAAGGCATTTGATAGTAATGAGTTTTCAACTCTTGACCTATCAAATGAAAACATCGAGAAGGCTTACGAGGCTTTCCGACAAGAACAACTTGAAAAGTTGGCTTACGACAATCTACAAAAGCAATTTGAAAGCAGATTTGCAGAAGAAGTCTCTACAAGAGAAGACTTGTTGGCAAAGGCTGAATATGATGCACAAACAGAAATTGCTTCCCTAAAGGAAGAATTTACACAACTACGAAAGTCTCTAACTGAGAAAGAAGAAACAATTCTAAAGGCTCAAGAAGAGGCTCAAATCAAACTCCCTTCATTGGAGGAAATTTCAGAAATGGACTGGAATGACATTCATAAGATGGCAGGAGGAATTTAAAATGGCAGGATATATTAACACAATTGCAGATTTGGAAGCACAAACATACGGATTTAGTCTCGGTGGAAGCAGTAATATGCTTTTGAAAACCGCAGGGGCAGTAACAGGCATTCATGGGGGGCATGATGCAGCAACTCAAACTTCCCCAACAACAGGTATTGCAGGTAATCTTTACAATGTTCTATACGGACAAAAAGTTTGGTCAATGCTAAACAGGGAAGTAAATGCACTTTCTGTTATGGCAAAGCGACCATATACTTCAAGTGGTTGGAGAGTTCTATCAAAGCGACCTGCTGGTGGCACTGGTAATTCTCACTCTTTTACACAAACTGGAACTGATTTGGTTGGAACAGATGCTCCACGAATTGACAATATTGGTGGCGTTCCTGAAAATGCATCTCTATCAACAAGTGGAGATGGTTTGATTGCTATTGCACCTGAATATTCTACACTCTTTATGAGTCCAAAAACAGTTGCTCATCAATTCGATTTCAGCGAATTGGCTATGGAAATGGCTCAAATTGATGACGGAATTGGCGACATTAGGGCTCAAATGCGTGAAGATATGGGTAAGCACCACGCAGAAGCACAGAACCTAATGCTTGTTGCTCCTCTTGAAGCATATTTGCAAGCAGATAAGTCAAATGCAGCAGCAAATATTGAAAGAAACTATACCTCTCTTTACAAGGTTATTTCTTCAAATGCTGAATTAGACCAAATGGACACAGATAACTTCCCTGTTTCCTCAATTACCGCAGATATTAGCGAAGCATACCACATTTACGGAACAAACCGTGATAATGCTTCTTTCCTTGATGCAACTATTGATTATGGTGACGGATATGCAAGTGGCGATTCTCGACCATTTACACTAACAATTATGAACAGTCTTTTGAGGCAACTTCGTGAAAACGGTGGTTCTCCAAAGGTTATTCTAACAGGATATGACACACTACAAACTCTATCTGACCTTCTACAATCCCAAGAGCGATTTATGGATAGAAAAGAAGTTGTTCCAACTGTTAACGGTGTTCGTGGAGTTAAGGGTGCAGAAGTTGGATTCCGTGTAGCAACATACTACGACATTCCACTAATTCCAGTTGTTTCAATGCAAAGCACATCTGCTGACAGTGGAACAATTAGCGATATGTTGTTTGTAGATACTGACCATATGTGGCTTGCAGTTATGAAACCAACTCAATACTTTGAAGATGGTATTAGCAACGGAAACCCATTCGGTGTCGGACAACTTGGAAACCGAGCATTGTATCGAACAATTGCAGAAGTTGGTTGTTCATACTTTAAGGGTCAAGGCAAAATTACTAACTTGAAGTGAGGTGTTTTAATTGACACACACAACAACAATTTTAGCCGACCATAAAGGCTATACTGCACCAAGAGTTAGTGGTGACGAATATTTTGTAGATGCGGTAATTGATATTACCACATATACAGTGACAGGAGAAGTAGTCACGGCTGCTTCTTTGGGTCTTGACACCATTACATCTGCTACGATTACAGGACATGAAGTTGCTCTAAACACATTTTCTCTTGTTTGTGGTTCTGCGGGAGCATATACAAGCACTTCCTCTCTAACAATCTTTGGAGTTGTTAGAGCAACAGGAGCAGAACTAACCGCAACCGATGTAGGAGCAGTTAGAATTAGAGTTTATGGTAATCTTTGAGGTGTTCAATTGCCTCAAGTCACTATAAGCGATAGAGCAAACATTGGTCGTCTTGACACGCCATACGG